TGAATACCAGAAGCACTATCAACAAGCTGAGAAACAGTACCACTTGGTTTGACACAAGTAATGGCAGCGGATCTTTTGATTCCAAGTTTGTCTGCCCATTCTTTGTTTGTTTCATATGCTACCTTTCTGAGATCTTCTAGAAGATTCTCTAATCCTTTTTTCTTTCCATTTGTGTATGGATTGTCTAAGATGCCGGTAAGTGAAACTCCAAGAAGTCGTTCGTCGGCACAATTTCTTTCCCACTCTTTGGTGAGGTATCTGAAGTTTGTAAGAGTGGATTGGAAAGTTCCAAGAATTGTTGCAGTCCTAACTTTCTTAGAAAGAGATTCGGGAGTGTCCCATCTTCGGATAACGCATTCAGACAGGTTACAGAATTCTCTGCTTCTAAGAATGATCTCGCTGCAGGGGTTAGTTCCAAAATCATTTCTTGGTTCTCTTCGTTTAACAAATCCTCCTTGTCCATCTGGTTCCTTTTCGTTTAATGACATTACTTGATTTTTGGCCGACAAACCATTGTATATTCCACGCTCCCCAGATTTTGAATCATAGAGGGATAACCATTCTCGCATATAAGTTCCAACATCTGGTCTCTCTTTATAGTTAACTGAGTTATTTGCAAGTGCACGTTGAACATTAAGTTTGTACCATTCACCATGTTTTGCAAATCGCATTTCTCTGTCGTTAAGGTCTGACAAACTAATAAGGGCACTTCTACGAACACCTCCTACCACAACTATTTCTGCAATTTTACAAACAA